GGCTAATGCTTGGGGTAATACACTAAATACAAACTTTGACACAATTGACACAGCTATTTCTTTAAAACATGCAGGTACACCTCAAGGTAATTTAGCTGCATCATTTGTTGGTCAAGTAGCCATAGATACTAGTAATAAAGTTGTTTACATTGCAACAACTGCAGGTAATGCGGGAACAGCAGTATGGACTCAAGCAAATGCAGGAACGATTACTGTATCAGGAGTTGTTTCTGGATCAGGATCTTTTTCTGGAGGAGCTGCATCTATTACAACATCTTATGCTGTAAACCCTGTTCCAAGTGGAATTATTAGTCAATTTGGAGGAAATGCAGCACCTACTGGCTATTTATTGTGTGATGGTTCGGCAGTAAGTAGAACTACTTATGCAGATTTATATACAGCTATTTCAACAAATTATGGATCTGGTGACGGTTCAACAACTTTTAATTTACCAGATTTACAAGATAGATTTCCAGTAGGAAAAGGATCTACATACAGTTTAAATAACCAAGGAGGGGTAAGCTCTATAACTCCTTCAGGAAGTGTTTCTTCTTTTACACCTTCAGGAAGTGTTTCTGTTACAGTTAACAATCATACTTTAACAGAATCTCAAATACCTGCACACAATCACCTTATTACTCACGCAGGTGGTGGTATTAGTGCAAACTATTTTCACCCTACTTACGGTGCGTCTATTCCTTTTGGTGATAACAATACATCAATTGCAACAAACCCTTTTTATCAATATCCAAGTGCTTGTATGACTAATACAGGCGGAGGACAAGCACACAATCATGGGGCATCAGGATCATTTAGTGGTTCAAGTGTTACTCCAACTTTTTCAGGTAATTCAGCTTCAACATTACCTCCTTATATTTGTGTGAATTACATTATTAAAACTTAGGAATATTATGGCAACTACATCAACAACAAATTTAAATTTTACAAAACCTGATATTGGCTCTGAAGCAAATAACTGGGGTAATCTTCTTAATAGTAATTTTGATGAGCTTGATAAGGCAATAGCACAAAGATTAGTTAAAAGTGTAAGTGGTAGCTCAGATGTAAGTCTAACTGACTCTGAAAGTAGATTTGCAGTTATTGAATTAACAGGAACATTAACAGGAAACATATCTGTTAAAACTTTTAATGATAGTTCTAGACCATACATTGTCTTTAACAATACAAGCGGATCTTTTACATTAACTTTTTCAACTAGTACAGGAACAGGTGTACTTATAAATCAAACTCAAAAAGCTATTGTTTATTCAGATGGAACTAACATGGTCTCTGCTGTTTCAACAGACAATTTTGCAACCGCAAAAACAATAACAATATCAGGAGATACAACTGGATCTGTTTCTACAGATTTTTCAACAAACCCTACAATAACAACTGCTATTGCAAGTGGAGTTATTGTAGATGCTGATATTAAATCAGATGCAGCAATTGATGCTACAAAAATTGCAAATGGAAATATTTCAAATACAGAATTTCAATATTTAGATAATTTAACAGGCGAGATACAAACACAGTTAAACGGTAAAGCTGCTTCTAATGTTACAAATAGTTTAAGTGCAAGTAACTTAGATTCAGGAACTATACCCAATGCTAGATTTCCAGCAACTTTACCATCTGCAAATGGTTCTAATTTAACAAGTTTAAATGCATCTAATATATCATCAGGAACACTTTCAAGTGACAGAATTGGAGGTAATCTTATTACAGGATCTGGTAGCCCTTCCTTTTATGCACAAAGAGCATGGGTTAGATTTGATGGTAATAGTAGTAATAGTATTTATGGTAGTCAAAATGTATCTAGTATAACAGACCATGCTGTTGGGAAATATACAGTTAACTTTGCAACTGCAATGCCAAACGATGACTATGGTGTTATTGTGACACCATCATCACAAGCAAATTATTTTGCGGTTGATATTAACGGATGGATTGATAGTAGTGGAAGTTTGAGTAACAACGCAGCTAAAAATGCTACAGCACCAACAACTAATGCTGTTCGTGTTGCAATATTTACAGACTACAGTTTAGCATGGAGAGACACAGACAATATAGTTGTGTCAGTATTTGGAGTATAGTTATGGGTCAATTTATGAATAAATTTATAGTGTTTAAAGATGATGATGGAGGTATTTCTATTATTAAACCTGTTGAAGGATGTGGTTTAACAGCAGAAGAGATAGCGGCAAAAGATGTACCTGCTGGGAAAAAATATAAATTAATAGACCCAAGCGATTTGCCTGAAGATAGGTATTTTAGAAATGCTTGGGATATGGATGAGTCTGAAATGACAGATGGAGTAGGAGAAAATCATGGCAATTAATATCGATATACCAAAAGCAAGAGAAATTCATAAAAGTGAATTAAGAATAGAAAGAAAAGAAAAATTAGAAGCTCTAGATATTTTATTTATGAAAGCACAAGAAGCAGGAGAAGATACTTCTGATATAGTTGCAAAGAAACAACTTTTGAGAGATGTTACAAAAGAAGTAGATAATAAAGATACGACAGAAACAATAAGAGCAGTTAAACTTCCTAATGTGGGGGTATAAATGACATTACAACCATTACAAATAGCACCAGGAATTGTAAAAGATGAAACAGATTATTCTTCCGAAGGTAGATATATTGATGGAGATAAAATAAGATTTAAAAGTGGACTGCCTCAAAAGATAGGAGGTTGGAGTAAACTTACTAGTCAAACTTTAACAGGTGCTCCAAGATCATTACATGCTTGGTCTACTAATGAGCAAGTTGATCTTATAGCTGCGGGTACTACGGAAAGATTTTATGTTTATAAAGATGGTTATTTAAATGACCGCACTCCTTATCGTTATCAAGGAACAGGAACTTTAACTAATGCTATAACTACAACAATTGGCTCTAATATAGTAGGAATTAATCATACAACTAATGGACTTGCTGAAAATGATTGGATCAAACTTTACAATGTAACAATTAACAACATAACCCTTAATGGTGATTTCCAAGTTTCTACTGTAGTAGACGCAAACAATTATACAGTTACTGCATCAACTAATGCGGATGCAAGTGCAACTGGTGTCGGTGGTAGTTTAAGTTATGGTTATTATATGAAAGTTGGTAATGAATCATCTTTTGCATCTTTTGGTTATGGAACAGGAACATGGAACCAAGGAACCTATGGTACTCCAAGAACTAGCGGAACAGGAATTACACTATCTTTAAGAACTATGACGATGGATAACTGGGGTGAAGATTTAGTTTTTTGTCCAAGTGGTGATCGACCATATTATTACGACTCGTCAACTGATACAGCACAGATTGTAAGCGCTAATACTCCAGATAACAATCAAGGTATTGTGGTTTCAGAGCAAAGACATTTAGTTTGTTTTGGGGCAGATGGTGACCCAATGAAAGTTGCTTGGTCTGATCAAGAAGATTTTACTCAATGGACTCCTGCTACAAATAACGATGCAGGTTCTAATTTATTATCTGGTGGCACTATTATGATAGGTGCAAAAAGATTAAGAGGTGGAAACATTTTATTATGGTCTGATACAACTGCATTTTTAATGCAGTTTACAGCAGACACACTTGTATTTAACTTTAACATTGTAGGTACTAACTGTGGGTTAATTGCACCTAAAGCTTCTGTAGAAGTTGGTGGATTATCATTTTGGATGACCAAACAAAACTTCTTTATGTATGATGGATATTCTAAAAAATTAGATTCATCTGCAATTGAAAAACATGTATTTAATGATTTTAACTTTGATCAAAGATCAAAAGTATTTGCAGCTCATAATTCAAAATTTGATGAAGTGTGGTGGTTTTATCCAAGTGCTTCTTCTCAAACTAATGATCGTTATGTTATTTACAATATGAAAGATCAAAGTTGGTCTACAGGAACTATGGATAGATCTGCTTGGATTGATTCACCTACTTGGCCCAATCCATTAGCATCCAATGAAGTTGGAACAAGATATATTTATCAACATGAATTAGGAACAGATGATGATGGATCTGCTATGGATTCATTTATTACAACAGCACCATTAGACATTGCAGACGGTGATCAGATTGCAGATTTATTTGGGTGGGTTCCTGATTTTGAAGATCAAGTTGGAGATGTAAATTTAACAGTAGAATTAAAAGATAAACCAAATTCAACTTCTGAAACTATCGGCCCTTACGCAATTTCTACAACAACAGAAAAAGTTGATATGCGTAATAGTGCAAGAACAATGTCATTTAAAATGAGAAGTAATGTATTAAGTGGACATTTTCGTATGGGTAAAAATAGAATTGATATTGCCCCAGCAGGAAGAAGAAGATAATGGCAAAGCGAGGATTATTTTTAGGTTCAGCACCTAATCAATATGATGAAAGATATACTAATGATGTTTCATCAAAAGTAGAAGAAATTGTTAGACAACTTTCTTTAGTAAATAAAGAACCGTATGTCACAAGTAATTCAACTGATACAAGAACATATGATGTATCAACAACAACATTAACAGAACTAGCAAATGTAGTGGCAACACTTATTGCAGATTTAAAAAATAGAGGAGTATTAAAGTAATGGTAACACCAGTACAAAACATGGGGCCAACAATGGTTCCACAGCCATCAGATGTGCAAGGAGCACCTACAGATCAAATGGCAGCAAACATGCAAGAATTTGCAGAACAAACAGGTAGAGGTGGCGATACAATTTTAGCTCACTTAACACCTGGTGAAATTGTAATTCCAATTGACATACAAACTGAAGAAGTTTTGGTGGCAGTTAGAGATGCATTTGCAGCGGCAGATGCTGATCCTTTAGAGTTTGTTGTTGGTATGGCTCAAAACAAAATTAATCCACAAACAGGTAATCCAGAATTTTTCTTTAAGAAAATAAAAAAGAAATTAAAGAAAGTTAGAGACAAAGTTAAAAAAAGTAAATTTTTAAGAATTGCTATTCCTATGGCAGCTTCAATATTTTTACCAATGTTAGCACCAACAATGATGGCTAATCCTCTTATAGCCGCAGGTACTAACTACACAGCAAACAGACTTGTTGGTAATGATCATAAATCAAGTTTAATGGGAGCAGCGGTTGCAGGAGTAGGAACAGGTGTAGCTAACAAAGCGGCAGGATCTACATTCATGGGCGGAAGCGCTCCGGCAACAACAGGAATGTTAGGTAAAGAAATAGCGGCAAAAACAGCTATCGGTGATTTAACTGTAGGACAAGCAGGACAAAACATGTTTGGAGCAGGAGTTCCTGGCGCTAATACTCTTTCTAATATACCTACAGGATCACTAGGACAGGCAAGTAATGCAGCTATGACAAATGCAGCTACTGCAGGCGCAACATCTGCATCAGGAACTTTAGGTAATATGAGTGCAGGAGCATTAACAGGTGCCGCAGGTCAAGCATCAGGTAGCCTAGCAACAGCAGGAGCACAAAGTGCTATTGACGCAGCCAAAGAACAAGAAGCATTAGCGGCAGCGGCTCTCGCTAAATTTAATAAACCTCTTCCACAATTAAGTGAAGAGGAACTAAGACAATTAGTAAATGATCCTTTAAACAGAAATGTTGATGGAGGAATTTACAACTACGCACCTGCTTAATGATTAGACTAGCCCTCGAAAAAGATGTGATTGATATCTTTATTATGTTGGAAAAAATGCACTC